TTGACTTCACGGTGCTAGAAGGCTTGCGTACCGTCGCGCGCCAGACGCAGTTGGTCAAGCAGGGCGCGTCGAAGACAATGAACTCGCGTCACATTACAGGACACGCTGTCGATTTAGCACCGCTGATTGACGGTAAAGTATCTTGGGACTGGCCGCTCTACCATCGGTTAGCCAAGATTGTGAAGGCCGCTGCGGCGGCTGAAAAAGTGCCGCTCCAGTGGGGCGGCGATTGGCGGACGTTCAAGGATGGCCCGCATTGGGAACTGCCTTGGAAGTCCTATCCGAAAGGAAACTAATATGCTTAAAGGTTATCGCACATACGTTCTGGCTGCGCTGGGCGTTCTCTCCGCCGCCGCCAGCTATCTGGTCGGCGACACTGACTTGATGACGGCGGCTAACGCTGCCTTCACCGCAGGCGCTCTAGCGTTCCTACGTGCGAGTGTCCCTCGCCTGTAACCAACGCTCACCGTACCAAATAGCTTTACGCATCTCTTGAGCCGCTTCGTCCTTATGGCCTAGGCGGCTCAAGTATTTTAGCATATTCCCAAGACAGTAGCCGGCAAACTCTTCCGGCGTCAGCTTGGCCTGAATGTAGTCGATAGCTTCAATCCCGCCGCGCTTGTAATGGTCAGGGTTGACGGCGTCCTTGAACGCCATTGCCTCTGCCCACGATCCAGCATCGCTCTTGTCATCTATCATTTCTTCAGCCTCTTCATAATCTCGACACGCTCCCGCGCCGTCCGCATCGCGGAGTACCGCTGGTGCAACCGCCGGGCGAGGGCTGGCCGCTTGTGCGTCTCCAGTTCAACGTCCAACGCATCCTTTAGCTGCTCTTCCGTAAGGTCGGACAGCACCGCGATCATCGACCGCCAATTCAATTTACTCATTTTTAAGTTCTTCCAATGCTATATCTGACACCGCACGCTTGTCGTGCAGCGCCGCCCATATGCGTTCATCAATACTCTTCTCGGTCAGCATCACATAGACCCAGACATCCTTTGTCTGGCCGCTGCGGTGCAGGCGCCCGACTGTCTGTTCGTACAACTCCAGCGACCAAGGCAGCGACAGGAACACCATGTGGCATCCGCCGTGCTGTAGGTTCAGGCCATGCCCTGCCGACTTAGGGTGCGCCAACAGCAACTCGACCTGCCCTGCGTTCCAATGTTCGATGACGTTGGGGTCGTCCATCGTCTTTGCGTGCGGGAAGCGGCGCTTCAGTTCCGCCAACTCTTCCTGATAGGTGTACGCGATGATGGTGTTGGCCCGCTGGTTCTCCGACAGCAGTTCTTCCAGCCGGTCAAACTTGTGGCGGCTAAACCATATCGACCCTGTATCGCCACCGCGGTTGTAGACAAACCCTGACGCCATCTGTTGCAGCTTGGTCGTCACCGACGCTGCGTTCTGCGCTACGATCTGGTCGCTGCCGAACCGCGTTACATATTCGCGTTTCATTTCATCATATGACTTGCGGTCGTCTAGCGTGACGCGCACCTCAGTGACGTGGCACGGCGGCAGCTTGTCCTTATACTCGCCCGGCTCCAGCACAAACGTCGCAGGGCGGATGCGCTGCATGACTTGCTCCAGCGCACCGGCTGCGGGAACCCACTGGCCGAAGTCGCGGTTGGTGCAGATGAAATACTGCTGCATGAACGCACCCTTGGCACGGCCCAGCAGCGTCTGGTCAATGATCTTGCACTGGCCGAAGACATCCTCCAGCCCGTTCGACGTGAACGATCCGGTCAAGCCCCAGCGCACCTTGACGTTAGCCAGCAGCTTGTCCAGCGCCTTGAAGCGTTTGCCGCTGGGGTTCTTCAGCCGCGTCAGTTCGTCGAACACAATCCCGTCGAAGCCGGATAAATCCTCTAGCTTATCTAAGTTATCATAGTTAATGACGACCACACTGGCGTCGCTCCGCAACGCATCCACCCTTTGCGCTGGCGTGCCGACAGCCAGCGCAGGAGCGACGCCAGACCATTTCGGCGCTTCCACCGGCCACACATCCGTACAGACGCGCTTGGGCGCTACCACCAGCCAGCGTTTGACATGGCCGTCGCGCAGCATCTCATCCATCGCCGTCAAGGTAATGGCGGTCTTGCCTGCGCCAACAGGCGCAAGGATCATAGCGCGGTCGCGCTCATACAGGAACGTCGCAGCCTCTTGCTGGTACGGCCTTAGCTGAAGCGTTTGAGCCATGCGTCCACATCCTCTACTGACCACAGGCACGCGTAATGCTGCTTGGTGTGCGTCATCTCATCTGCAAAGATACGCTGCAACGCAGACAGCCGCCCGCCAGCTTTCTTCAGTTCGATGAACCAAGCCTCACCGTTGGGCATACAGGCGATGCGGTCGGCAACGCCGACTTGCGTAATGCTGCGGAACTTATAGGCAAAGCCGCCCGCCGCCCGCACACGTTTACAGAAGTACCGCTCTATTTCTTTCTCAGTCATGCAGCGTTGCTACCACAAAATTTTTTGCAATAAAAGATATTGCGATAAAAAATGTTGCAGTCTATAAGGGCCGTTCAAACAGTAAAGGAAGGTTCAGTATGCAGCATAGTAAGATAGTCGGCGGCTCGACCGCCAAACGCGTCATCGCCTGCCCCGGCAGCGTGGCGCTGGTAGACACCGTCCCGCCAAAGCCCAGCAGCAGCTACGCCGACGAAGGCACGCTCCTGCACGACACCATCGCATCTATATTAGAGAGCGACCTTGACCCGTACAGCTTGGTTGGCACGACATATGAGAATACCGTGCTGACTGAAGCGTTGGTCGATGACAAGCTGATACCAGCGTTGCGTGCGCTGGACGAGATAGACCCCAAGGGGGAGATGGAATATGCGGTTGAAAGCCGGGTTGGTTTTGGTGATTTTCTGCCTGACGTTTTTGGTTCTACCGATCTTCTTGGTCGCATTGGTAGTCGAGCGATTGTTTTGGATTGGAAGTTTGGCGATGGTGTGGCTGTTGAAGTCGAAGAAAACAGCCAGCTACTCTTCTACGCTGCGGCGGCTAAACGCACGCCGGAAACAGCGTGGGTCTTTAAGGACGCAAAAGAAGTCGAACTGATCATTGTGCAGCCGCCCTACGTCAAGCGTTGGGTGACAGACCTTGCCCGCGTTGACGCGTTCGAGAAACAGCTTGCCGCTGCCGTCGAGATTGCGAAGCGGCCAGACGCGCCGTTGGCGTCAGGCGACCATTGCAAATGGTGCGCGGCGAAGCCTGTCTGCCCTATCATGACGGGCGCTGTAGACCGTGCGTTGAAGGCGAAGCTGGAAGCCCTGCCAGTTGACCAGATTGCACACTATCTGGAACAAGCGCCGCTGATTGAAGGGTTCATTAAGGACTTGCAGCAGTTGGCGCATGGGCTTTTGGAAGAGGGGCAGAAAGTCCCCGGCTGGAAGCTGGTCAACAAGCGCGCTACAAGACAGTGGACAAATGAAGATAAGGCCGAGGCGTGGATGGAAGCGCGCGGTGTTTATCCACTGCAAGAGCCAAAATTAAAGTCGCCAGCGCAGGCGGAAAAAGATATAAAGAAAATGAAAGAGAAATTGCCGGAAGACTTAATTGTCGCCGTCTCCACAGGCTCTACCATTGCGCCGGAAAATGATCCCCGGCCAGCGGTTTTGCAAATCGGGCAGACGCTTACCAAAGCCATGTCTAAAATCCAGTAAACAGAAAGGTACAATACAATGTCGAATATCACTACTTTTGGTGGCGCTAACTTGCCATCCGTCCAATCTCTCTCCGGTGCGCTGCGCTCCATTCAGTCTGAGGTCGCCCCCGGCGGCACAGTCATTCTGAAGATGGACAAGACAGGCCATTGGGTTTTTGGTGCAGACCAAACCGAAGTCGAAGACGGCAGCCTGTGGGCGGCCAATCCGTTCTCATTCGTGCATGGCTACATTGCATGGGGTAAAGGCGAAGTGCTGGCTGAAAAGCTGGTGCCGGTGTCAGAACCGCTGCCGCAGCTTGACCCTGCGCCATCGGGTGCGGAGCGCGGCTGGGAAATGCAAGTCGGCATGATGCTGGTTTGCACGAACGGTGAAGACAAGGATATGCAGGCACGCTTCACGGCTACGTCAGTCGGCGGCAAGCGTGCGGTGCAGGCTTTGGCGGTTGCCATCGCCGATCAGGTCGAGAAAGACCAGAACAAGCCAGTGCCGTTGATCGAACTGAAGTCTGAGCATTACCAGCACAAGACCTATGGCCGTATCTATACGCCTATCTTTAACATTACCGATTGGGTGTCGATGGACACAGCTTCGGTTGAAGAGACAGAGGATGCGGAGTTGGAAGTCGCCGCTGAACCTGAAGCCGCTGATGGTGCGCGTCGTCGTCGTCGCGTAGTATAACAGGGTGCGAAAGCCGGGGCGCTTCTGGTTTACCGGAAGTAGGTTACAGGCCGTGCCCCGGCAAGTAGCGGAAGAGTGAGAACTTCTATGTCTATCTTATTTTGTGACTTTGAGACGCGCAGCCGTTGCGACCTTCGCAGCCGCGGCGTGTACAATTACGCGCAGGACGCCAGC